TTAGAAGCTCTTCAAAACTCAATTAACGGGATTAGTTCCCTTCTTTCTCAACCTAATCTCTCTAGGCAACAGTTCGATACTTGGCATGATATGATCAAGGAAAAGATTGCCGAAATTGAGACCTTGGTTAATGCCGAGCAGGAATCCTTGTAAATAAAGTTGTTTATATCTTAATTAGTTAGTATATTAAGGTATAAAACTATTTCTATGTTAACACCTGAACAGATTCAAAGTAATCTCGCAAGATTTTACGACGTTATTTCTGAACATATTTCTGAGCCGCGTGCAACTAATCTTCTCGCATTATACCAATCCCAGGAAGAGAATCTTGCCATGGCACCTGCCTCTTCTCGTTCGGCCTTTCATAATGCCTTTCCAGGAGGTTATGTTGACCACGTATTAAGAGTTGTAGATGCCGCCCTCGCCCTATATGAAGTATGGGGGAATTTTGGCGCAGATATGGAGACCTTTACAAAAGAGGAACTAGTATTTTCAGCTATCAATCACGACTTAGGTAAGCTAGGACGCGACGGTAAACCCGCTTACCTGCCTAACGACTCAGAATGGCATGTAAAGAATCAAGGTGCTATTTACAAACCTAACGCCGAACTTCCTTTTATTCCTATTCAAGATGCTTCGTTGTTTATCTTGCAATCGGCTGGAATTCAAATTACGTTTAACGAATACGTAGCCATTAAAATCCATGACGGACCTTACGATGATGGAAATAAGGCTTACCTCTTTTCAAGTCAAAATGAATCTAAATTAAGAACATCACTTCCTTATATACTACATCAGGCCGATATCTTGGCTGCAAGAGTAGAGTGGGAGAAAGAGTGGAGCGGTAAAGTAGGTGTACCTAAATCTAAAGAAGTAAAGCCTGCAACTGCTACTCAGTTTAAGCAAGCTGCTGAGGCTAAAAAGTTATCGAACATCGGGACAAAGAATCCCGGATTACTAAACGCACTAAAAGGACTATAATATGTTTGGATGGATTATGCTCGCAGTATGGGCACTAACTGTAGTAGGTTGGATTATTTATAACCTCTACCAGAAAAATATTAGACTAGAAAATACTGTAATTAGTCAAGCTAATTTTATTGCCGGACTTCAATCCCTAATCGGTGAATCTGAAAAAGCTGTAAAAAATCTAGACGACAAGATTTGGCTAGAAAGCGATAAAGAATTACAACAGGTCTTCTATAATCTAAAAGCAATACAAGAAGGACTTAATCAATTTAATAAGCGATAATGGTAGAAGATATTTTCAAACCAGAAGAAGAAGTTACGCTTACAAAGGATGGTAAAGTTAGGAAAAGAAGGCCAAAGAAGTCTATAGACTACTTTACTCTAGATACTCAACAAGCAATTCTAGACTATAGGAAGGAGACTTCGCAAGCTAAAAGAGATAAGATTTTTAATGAAAAGATCTATTACGCCTTTTATAAGCTTGCTGAAAACATTATCCATACCTTTAAGTTCTATTATACAGAGGTAGATAATATCAATGAACTCAAGCACGAAGTAATTGCCTTTCTTCTTGAAAAACTTCATCTCTACGATCAAACGAAAGGGAAAGCTTATTCATATTTCGGTACTATTGCCAAGAGGTACCTTATAGTGTACAACAACAATAACTACAAGAGATTAAAGGGAAAAGCCCCTGTAGACGACGTAGAGACCGATAAGACAATAACCAACGAACTTCTTTTATCTCGCCCAGATGACTTAGAAGCAACTACCTTTATCGATTTATTTATTCAGAAAATTGATGAAGATCTACTAGAACTCTTTCCAAAACCTCAAGAGGCTAGAGTAGGTGATGCAATCCTTGAGCTCTTTAAACGTAGAGAGAATATAGATATCTTTAATAAAAAAGCTCTCTTCATTTATATAAAAGAGATTACAGACGCACCTACCCCTGTCATTACCAAGGTGATCAAAGTACTCAAGGAGATTTACAGAGACATGCTGAATAAATATCTAGAAGAGGGAACAAGGATCGACATTTTTTCTCGTTAGATATTTATTTAAAAGAGTCTCATGAGTTTAGATTTCGAATTATACGACGGAAAGAAATATTCTGACCTCGTAAAAGATATCGTAAAGAATCATAAAGCTAAACAAAGCCAAATTAAAGCCCTCACCGACCAGCTTGTAAACATGGTTAGTGAGCCTGGTGATGCTGTAGTCGTAGTACCTCTTATTAAAGGTTATTTGGATTCTGATATTAAGAACGACGAAGCCTTAGTTAAGCTTGCCCAGATTCTTCAGAAAGCAAACCAGACTGAAACAGGAGCCGACGGTGCATTCAGCGATAAAGACCTTGAACTACTCTTCAGTGATATTCAAAAAACAACCGCTCCATTAAAAGAGGAAGAAGTAAAACAGCTTCCAAACAGTCTTTAATATGTCTGTATTCAATCAATCACTTGGAGGCTTTTTTGGAACCGATCTTAGCAATATCGGTGCTGGAAGACAGAACCAACAGCTTATTGGTAGGGTTACACACGTAGTACAAGGACCTTTTTTATTTGGAACAAACATACCTGATCAATACTATGTAGATCCAACTAGTCTAGGTATAATTACCTTTCAATTACTTTCAGATACTCAGAGCGAAACCCTAGCTAGCGGTAATCAAACCGCTAAGCCTATCTTTGCCGGCTTCAAGCAATATCCCTTAGAAGGAGAGATAGTCTTTGTAATGCCAGGCCCGAGTATCGGTATGAACGAGGCAAGAGAGCAAAGAGATTTCTATTACTTACCTCCTTTCAACTTATGGAATGCAAGCCACCATAACGCTTTTCCTGATCTAGGAGATTATAGCGCTTTTGTAGGAGCCGTACAAAGAACTTATGAAAATAGTTTAGGAACAAATCAAGCTATTAATACATCAGCTACCGGATCATTAACATTCCCGCTAGGTGCCAACTTTGTAGAAAAATCTAATATCAAATCACTAAGACAGTTTACAGGCGATGTAACCCTTGAAGGAAGGTGGGGTAATTCAATTAGATTAGGATCTACAAGTTTAAGCTTTATAAAAGAGAATGACTGGTCTCAAGATAGCGATCCTGGTAATCCAATAACCATTATTAGAAACGGACAAGGAAAAACAGCTAACGATTTAGGATGGTTTCCAACTGTAGAAAATATTAATACGGATCCATCTTCGATCTATCTCACACAAGGACAAAAAATAGTTATAAGTGATATAAGTAAAAATTTTAGTTTAGCAAGTTTACAGGTAGGGTTAGAAACCGTCAATACTGTCGCTATACCGATTCAGCAACAATTAACAAGTACAGATACAACCTCACCTCAACAACAAGATACTTTTGTAAGTAATAATTCATAAGAGTAATGTACATACCTAAATTTCCATACCTAGGTAACCAAGTTATAATAACATCAGGTAGAGTTGTGAATCACTCTTATGATGACTTTATTTTTTTATTTGGAAAAAAAGGCGTCTCTATCTCGTCTCCCGCATCTTTTACTGTAGACGCTAATGAAAGATCGATTATAGCTTCGCCAAAAATCGAATTAGGTTATCAAGCAGAAACAAACGGAGAACCTGTACTCCTTGGAAGATCCACAACTGTACAACTAGGGCTACTGATTGATGCAATTAAAAATTTAAGTGATGCACTTAATAAGTTAACAGCCGAAACACCTGAAACAGCAATTCCTGGAATAGTACAGACTACAACTGTTTTAAGCGAAATCGCCGTTACTGTTAAAGCTCAGTTACAGAGTCCGGTTTGCTTATCAACTAATACCTTTACAAAGTAACGATGGCTGGAAGTAAAATAGCAATAGGACTAGAGAAGTTAATTAAAAACCTAAGTAAAGGACTGGGTGAGTTACAAATAGGCGTAAATAAAATACTTTGGGGAAGATCTAACATACAGCCTGTAACGACAGTAAAGTATGGACCTACACCTACATCAAATGGAGCTAATGTAATATCGTATACAGCTCAAATACCTACTGCTCCAAGCACTACCGCCCAAGATGGAAGTAAGTTTAAAAGCTTTGCACAATCTGGACTTTTTAATATATTAAATGCGCTTAATTCTGTAGACTTATGTGAAATCGTAAATTACGCTTACGATAATATTAACATAAAAAAGAAGCCGCGGCCTAAAGATCCTCAAGGTATAGAAAAAACTTTCTATGCAGTACAGGATGCAGCAGGCGAAGTTGTTAAGTTTATTGATAAGTATACAGCTTATCCTAACGTATTTATAGGCTCCTATCTCGGGGTAGGACCTAATGCAATCCCCCCGGTATTAGCAGTAGAGAGAACTGACGCACCTGTTCAAGGAGGTATTGCAGTACAGAAGTATAATACATTTTTTTTAATGCAATCTATAAAAGATGTATTTACTATAGGCAACGAACCAAATTCCCTTTTAACTACCGAAGAGCTAGGACTGATTTCCTCAGTACCTGGTCTCGCCAGTAAGTTGAACTTTGTAAAAGATTTTTTAGGATCTGTAGATCAATATGTTGATTACAGAAATATACCTGATACAAAGCTTCAAGAGTTAATCAATAAGATCAATAGACTAAGAGCTATCTGCACTGCTATACAAGTACTAAATTTTAAAGATCCACGTGGATTAGTAAATGCTACCGCAAATTATTTAGGCGTAGATATACGAAGTCAAATTCAAAAGCTTAGTAAGTTTATCGATCCTACTAAGATCATACCTGAATTAAAACGAGTAAACAGTGCACTTCAAGCATTTATTAAAATTGCAAAAAAAGTTCAAAGTATTATAAATCTTGGTCAATTTTTTATCAAATTAGCTATTTTATTCTATAAAGTTTTTAAATTTATAATCGTTTTTTTCGGCGCACTACCTATCCCGCTAATATTCAGTACTGCAGGAATCCAAACCGTTATACAGGATGCTAAAGATAAAGCAAAAAATGAATCAGACGGAGTATTAAGGATCCTACGTGGATTAAATTCTTTCCTCTCTATTGTAACCGTTTTTGTAAGATACCTACTAGTAAATACTATAGAACTACTTGCGAGACTAGAGATACTATTAAGTAAAATACAGACCTGTGATTCTTTAAAAGATTCAGATATTCTATATGAGTTACAACAGACCTATGCTAACCTGAGCGTACTGAAAGATCAATTAGAACAGTATGTAATCAATTACGAATCTAAAACTAGTCCAGATACAGCTTTATTTGGTAAATATCAGATCAGAGTTATAGAAGAGCAACTAGTAGAAACTACGATAGTTAATAGGAGAAGAAGGGGAATAGCTTTAGATATGAATGGTATAATTGTGGCCGAATCTGACCTTACTTTTGCAACAGATACAGCGATAATTATTGAAGAAGTCAAACAGCTACTTGTATCTAAGGGACTAGTACAGCCCGGTATCCCTAGATTAGACGCTGACAGTCTAGCTGTAATAACAGAGTCGTTGAACTTTTTAGATAATAACGATGTTCTAGATAATGATCTAAATATAACTCCAGGAGAGGTAGAGAATGCTAATAATTTAGATGAGAATCAAGGCTTAGGTCTACAGGCTTTTGTTAATAACTTAAAAGGCGGTAAAAAGTTAAGAACTAGGATGAGAGAGCAATTAGCTACTCAACGATCTAGTTTCAGAACGCAAATAGATAAGGAAAAAATAGCAGCTCAAAACAGTATAAATGCCTCTGTTGCAACCTCCCAAGCGCAAGGAAAGACTATCTCTAAATTCAGAGTAACTGTAAATGCACCTATAGTTATTGGACCCTATATACTACAAGCTACAAATCAGCAAGAAGCTATTACATTTGCTAAAAAGCTTGCAGATCCCCGAAACGCTAATCCTACGTGGACATATACAGTAACACAAATCTAATGAAACGTTAAAAAATAGACAATCAAATATATTTATTACATATGGCAAAACTAGACGTACTTAGAAAAATCATCCGCGAAGAGGTAAGAGCTGTCTTCCAGGAAGAGCTAGCCGGAATTCTAAAAGAAGCTGTAATGTCAAATAAGTCACAACAGCCTATAACTGAAGTAGTTAAACAGAAAGCTCCGGTTCCTGCAACCCTTAATAAACAGACTACTAAGTTAGTTGCACCGATCCTTTCTCCAAACAACCCTTTAAATAGTCTTCTAGCAGAAACAGCTATGACTATGTCCCCAAGAGATTTCGAAGGACTTGGAGGAATTTCAGCAACATCAGCCGATGTTCCAGTGGTAGATTCTATGGGAGGTATGTTTGCTACAGCAAGACCTAGTTCAAATTTTGACGCTATTGAGATTAATGCAGTTCCTGATTTTTCGGCTGTAATGGCCAAAATGCAAGCTAACGGAGAAGTATAATGGCATACGGACTTAGAAATATAAATGTTCTTGATAGAAAATCTTCTACGGGTATTGGCGTCTCGCTACCTTTTGATGGGCCGGCCGTATTTAAAACCGTCTATAAGACCAAAGATCAGATAAAGTATAATATTATAAATTATTTACTTACAGATAGGAGAGAGAGAATTTTTAACCCAAATTTTGGGGCTAATATTAGAGCTAAATTATTCGAACAGCTTACGACAAATGTAGAAGAAGAGTTAGATGCTATAATCAGAACAGGAATCGCACAGTATTTCCCTTTCGTAACGATAACTAATCTATCCTTTATAAGCGAGCCTGATAATAATACATTAAAAATTCAGTTTTCATATAACATAACAAATACGGGAGAGACCGATAATATCTTAATAAGTTTAAATGGCTAACAAGAATATAACATATTTAAACAAGGATTTTACTACGTTTAAGAATGCATTGATTGAATATGCTAAGACGTACTATCCTACAACATACAACGACTTTTCGGCAGCCTCACCTGGCACCATGTTTATCGACATGGCTTCCTATGTAGGAGATGTACTATCTTTTTACTTAGATAATCAAATTCAAGAGAATTTCTTAGAGTACGCCAAACAGACAAACAACTTGTTTGCTCTTGCTTACATGTTAGGATACAGACCAAAAGTTACCTCTGCAGCCGTAGTTAGTCTAGACGTATACCAACAAATTCCCGCTTCTGGATCTAACTACGACCCTGATTTTAGTTACGCAATGATTGTTGAACCGGGAATGCAGGTAAGAGGTAACAAAGCAGGATCTACATTTTTCTATTGTCCAAACAGAGTTGATTTTAATTTGTCTTCCTCAATAGATCCTACCGAGGTTACCGTATATACAACCTCAGGAGCTAATGCAAATACCTACCTCTTAAAGAAATCTACTCCTGCAATATCTGGTGAGATCAAAACAACAACTATTACTTTCGGTA